TGGGCGTTGCTAGGAAAAAACAGGTTGGTGTCAATGCCTCGACATGCCGCTAATTGTTGCCAGTCGGGTCGGTCAACATTGAACATTTGCTAGCACATTTTCCATGGGCGCCAACCGCAGGCACCTGTTTCTGCTGTGGCGTCATAGAGCAGAAAACCAAAACGCAGGTTGAGTGTTGGGTCTGACATGGATTCTTCAAACGGCATGTTAAATAGTTCTTCGGCCCAGGCTTTATGCACGATATTTGCCTGCACCAATCCGTGATCGGAACCGTTGAAACTGGGGTGCAAATGGTTGACATTGAGGCACCTTGACTCTTTCCAGATTAGGCGCCCTAGTTTTTCTAAAGTTTCGGTGTTGTTGGGCCAGCCAACAGAAACAGCGACAGGCAACCATTCTTGGCATTTTGTTGCTGGGTCCACATAAGCCACACGGGTGGTGGGCTGTGTCGACGTGGTGGTGCTAGTGGTGGTTGTCAGCTCTACGGCACGGTCCTGCAGCTGTTGGGGTGACAAGTCGCCCAGGGTAATTGTTGCCGGTGGCCTTACATACGTTTGGGGTGGCGTGTCTTTTTGGTTCACTACCGCAAACGCCGCACACATTAGGTAGGTGAATAGGGCTAGCCCTAAAAAGCGTTTCACATTCATTTTGGTTTGTCCTTCAGTCGGGGTCAGGTCGGGGTATGTCTACCGATTCGGTAGGTAAGTGTCAAGCACCCATAATAGTTTTGAAAGCATGGTGTACAACATCAGGGTGATCGGCCAGTAGTGGGGCTACTTCGACATGCACCCATTGAGCGCCTTTTGAACCAATAGTGTTTTTGTCGTACACCTTCCATGCGTCACGGTCACAGCGGTAGCCAGCGCCCCAGCCTTTGGGGTTGTTTTTGTAGGTGCCTGCATAATCGTGGATTTCTTCTATGCACAAAATGTCACGGTGGGTATATAGGAAGTCAATCATTTTAAACCTTTGTTCAGGGGTGCCTTTGAGGTCTACAGCTCGCCAGGTGGCATGTACTGACTTCTTTGGTGGGGTTGTGCCAACCATGTTTCTGTCGTTAAAAATGCCTATGTTGGTAACACCGAAAAGGTAACAACAGTAGTCAACAAAAACTTTGGTGCCTTCCCGTTTTTGGGCGTGTACAGCGTCTTTGTTTCCTGTGTACGGTCTACTGGTCATCTTTTTGTTCCTTGTCTTTAAGGCCGTTACTGGCAAGGATTCCTGATAGGGCGCCAGTGAGAAACAACATCATGGGGCTAAGTAGTGACCAGGCGCTTTCGTCATTGGGTGAAACTTCCAAAGGCTGTATGACAAACAACAGGCCGTACAGTAAAGCCGCTGTAGAACCTAGGAACGCAACCGCTAAAGCAATACCCACGATAAGTATTAGTCGGGCTTTAATTTCGCTGTTGCTAAGGCGTTTCATGGGTTGCACCTTGGGGCTGTTGGTTGCTCGACGCAAGTGTCACGGGTTCTATCGTTGCATGAAGTAATCACGAAAGTCATGGCAATAATTAAAGCGGCGGCAACAATCAGTGTTTTCATGGTGTATCTGGGAAGTCGGCTTCGGGTCGGACTAGCGGAGATGGCGGTTCTTCATCGTGTTCCCAAAGAACTAGGACTTCATCAGATACGACCCAGCCAGTCTCAAAGCCTGATTCAATCAATAACTTGATCATCGGTGTTTCGCCAATGTTTGATGATGTCATGCTGAGACCTCCAAAAGAGTAATCGTACTCAGTGACGCAGAAACTTGTACTTGTACTAAGTTCGCTGCAAAGTTGTTTGCGAATTGGGTTTTGTAGGTAGTCGCTGAAGTAGTCGCTGGGCTGTCTAGGTAAACGGTAGAGCAAGAACTGGTTAAGTCGAGCGCCGTACCGGTGTAACCAACACCTGCGCCAAAATTAGAAATAACGGTAGCGCCACGAACTAGGCGTAAATTAACGCCGTTAAATGCGTTACCGTTAGACTTGTAAACACTTCCATGAGAAACCATCACTAGAATTTTGCTAGTTGCACTTTGAGGCGTAATCGTGGCCGTGAGCGTCGTATCTGCGTATGTGGTCGTCGAGTTACTGACTATCGTTGTCGTCGTACCTTGAACGACTTGCAAGATACGGAAAGCACCACGAAGCGCGTTCTGCTGAGCTGCAGTGAGAACAGCGCCAGAACTAAACGCTGCTGGAAGGTTTGTAGGTGTAGCCATAATGTTTTCTCCTTTACCAGCCGAGACGACTGGTGTCTAAAATACCTAAAAAAGTGTTGTCAAGAATAAAAAACTGGTAATAAGTCGCTGGCGACAAATATAAAACCCATTCGGTTTGCTCAGGAGTCATGTTCACACTGTAACCCTCTAAAGCAACTAATTCAGTCGTGTCAGACCCAGCACCTGGTACACGGTAAGCCAAATTAAACAAGATGTCGTCACGCAAAATCATAAACAATGTGTAGGCCGTGTCATTTTGTGCTCGATCAGTAAACCTTATTTCAAACCTTAAATCAGTTGGGTCAGAAAAAGAATTAACAATCCATTCAGCGTTACCTTGCGCCTGTGTCGTGTTGTAGTCAACAGTTGAAGAACTGTAAAAAGTTAAACCATAAGTTAAAACAGAACTGGCGTTAGTGCTTGTTTGACTTGCCAACCCATTAGGCGAAATAGTTGCGGTGTTGATAAAAGATAACCCATTTTGAATTCGGGCAAATTGTTGATACCCAATAACGCTTGACGAATAAGTACGACCAAACGAAACGGGACTTGTGGCTTCGAATTGTTTTCTGCCGTAAAAGTCTATTCGTGATGCGGCGCTATCACGGTTTGTTCTCAAAATGCCGCGTTCAGTTGCGTTCAGAATGTTCAACTGGTTTAAAACTGTGCCTGTGTAAGTTTGTGCTGAAGCCGTTGATTGCGTTTGCAAATTTCTTACTTTTACACTTGAAGGCAACGGGCCACTTGAAAGCAAATTAAATTGAGTCGCCTGCAATCCTGTGGTTTGTTGTGTCAACGACAAGGCGTTTGCTTGAACACGACCAGCCCGACCAAGTCCATCAACACAAACAAGAGTTGCGGTAGATAAACCAACATTGCCCGGATAATCAGAAAATGTTATTTCTTGAACTGAGTAAACATTTCCTGGGTCACTGCCGTAGGTGGCGTCTGTTCTGTCAGTGTCTAACAAAATTAAAGTATTGAAACTAAAATTTGTAATAAAATTTGAAGAGTTGTTTATCGTAATTGTTAAAGTGCCTGCACCGTAATCATCTAAATATTTTGTACGACCGTACGACATTGAAGCACTAAGAATTTGCGAAGTAAATTCTGTACCTTTAGAAAACCCTGCAGGGTTGTAATAAAATTTCCAATTAGTAACAGCCATTACATAGCCCTGGTGTTTAGAGGTACTGGGCCTGACTGGCGTACATATTGCTGTAAGGCTCTTACAATGCTGTTGGGGTCGCCACCGTTGACATTGACCGTGATCGTGTTGCCACCCATGCCCATGCCACCGGCACGGTTTAACGGGATAACAGCTTCTGGCCCTGCTTCACCAATCATCGCCAAGGTTGGGCCTGTAACAATGCCACCCTGGGCAAGTTCAGGAATGTCAATTTTTGAAATACTTCCAAAGTTGACCAACGGGCCAGCTGCAGCGTCAATACCGTCAAGAGCCTTATTCAGTCCGCTAATAGCAAAGTTCAAACCGCTTTCTAATGAACGAATAACTTTGTTAATGACATCTTTAAAGGCACCGCCAACATTGTCAAAGATTGCACCGCCCATGTCTTTAAGGCCTTCAAATCCTGTTTTAATTGCACCAAACACAAAACGGGCAACATCCCAAAGTCCTGTAAAATACCCTTTGACTAAATCAACTGTTTTACCAAAAATGTCAAACTTTACTTGCAAGGCAACTAAAGCGGAAATAATTGCAATAATGATTGCTACACCTGTAGCGGCCCACAGCGCATAAGTTGAAGCAGTCAAAATGTTAGTGGCAACAGTAACTATGGCCTGAATGGCGGCGTACGCTTTCATAGCGGCGTTTACAGCCAAAATGGTTGTTGCTAAACCAGCAAAGACAACACCAAAACCAACAACTAAACTTGTGTTGTTTTGAGTAAAATCGGCAAGAGATTTTAACGCTGGTAGCAATTTGTCGACTATCGGAAATACAGCGGCGCCAACAGACTCTTTAAATTCGCCCATCTGGATACTAAACGATTTCATTTTGCCTGAAGCCGTGTTGGCTGAAGTTGAGGCGGCACCCTTAAATGTGTTGGCCAATGCGGCAAACACTTCGTCAGTTGTAGCGCCGTTTTCAATCAGACTTGCCAGGGCTGGGTCTAACTTCTTTAGTGGCCCCAGTTGACCGTTAAACGCTTTTGAAAGGGCGTCAGATACAGCGCCTAAGTCTTTGCCGGTGCCTGCGGATATGTTGAGGGCAAGGTTAAGTAGGTCTTGGGCTTTGGTTACATCGCCAGTACCTCTAACCAGTTTGTCAAAGGCTGGCCGTAGTTCGTCATCAGCAACGGCGGCGGCAATGCTGGTTTTTGTAATGAATTTTTCAACGCTGGCTATTTGGGCGTCAGTAGCGCCCGTAGTGTTTCTTAGGCTGGTAGCAAGTAATTGGGCGGCCTTGTCATCTTCCATAAACGCTTTAACAGCGTCAACAGCAACCGTTGCCAAACCAGCCAAAGCAAGAGCTGCTGGCACAGCGGCTTTCTTAATAGCAAACTGGGCTTTTTCGCCTGCTGTCTCTAACTTCTTAAATTCTCGTATGGCGCTGTCAATGCCCTTACTGTTGAAGTCTGACAGAATCGGAATTGAAATAGCCATTAAAACACCTTCAAATTCTTGTTTGCTTCAGCCATAACACCGTCAACAACTTTTTGCACTTCGGTTGTCAGGGCAACTATTTTTGCCTCGAATACTGGCCAGATAACACGGCTGGCAGAACGCCCAAATTTGTTGCTGAACGCTGTACCTAACGGGTTGACATTGGCACGGCCTGCAATGTCAAAGATTGCGGCGGCAGGGTTCTTTTGCATAACCGAAAAAGCGGCGCCCTGTTTCTTATTGTTGACACGCAAACTAACGCCTCGAACAGCCTTAGCGGCGTTTAGGGGAAATACTTGGCGGCCACCTGGCGACCAGTTGCGTTGCGTGCCACTAGGAAAACGGTTGTTGTCATAGTTTGCCTTCATGGCGTCGGTCATCGGCATAGCAATTTCTTTCATGTTTGCCACGTACGCTTTGCGGAAACCAGGCTCAACTTTGTTCAAGTATTTAACAGCGTCTTTGACACCATTAACTTGAAGAGTCAAATCGGTTGTCATCGCTGTTTTCTGCTTTCGTTTATGACTTTTATGACCGTCGCTAGGTCATTATTGTCAAACTCTACTTGCTGGGGCCAGTACCCTGTCGCTACTAAAACTTGGGCTAGTGCGTTTCGGTAGGTACTGGCACCGTAGGGCGGTCTGGCTCGTCGTTGACTACTTCGAGCAACACCAGCTTCTTAATGAAGTCATCTAGGACTACCGGCACGGTGACATTGTGTTGTTGGCATGCCTGGTGTGCTAGATACGCCAAATCTTCAATGCCGATACCGCTAGCCATGTCGCTGGCTTTGCGTTTGAATTTGCGTTCCCAAGAAACAATAGTGAAAAGGTTGGTGCTTACTTCTACAGGGCCTTCGCCCTGGTCAACTCTAAGTGTTAGTTGCATGTCGGGCCTTTGCTGTTGGGGTTGCTAAATCAAGAAACGGCGGTGGTCAAAACGCCACCCTTAAAGGTAATGCTGATGGTTGACAGTTCGCCCATGGTTGCGTTAATGACTGGTAAGGCTTCAAGGTATGCACCTGTCAAGGTAAAGCATGGTTCGGTGGCGCTAGGCGTCGTTAAACCTGCAACAGTGTTAGAAACCTTTACGGTGGTGGTGGTGCCAACTAAAGCTGCAAGTGTTGCGTAGGTTTCGCTGGCCGCATAGCTCATGTATAGATCAAGCGTAATTTCCTGATTGAAAAGCCCACTAACAAACACACGGCTGGTGCTACCAAAGGCTGTTGATTCAAGGGCTTCGGCCATGTTGGTGACCGTGGCGCTGGTGCATTGGTCAGTTAACGAAACGCTGTTGACCTGAACGCCTGGGTTAGAAAGGTATGTCGAAGTAGCCATGGGTTAATCCTTTTTCGTTTGTGCTTTAGTTTTAGCAGATTTTGGGGTGGGCTTGTCGCTGGCTGGTTCGTCAGATTCAATGAACCCGTGAGCTAGTAACGCTTCAATGTTTGTACCGGCACCAGGCACAAATTCTGCGCCTACTGTTCCGATTCTTTCGCTAATTATTGTGTATTTCATGTTCACCCTGCTTGTGCTTGTACGTCTATGGATAGGTCATATGCGGCAAAAGTCTGGCCACCAATCGGGATATAGCCAGGGCGCCCAGATTTCACGGCGACATTCTTTGCTAGGACCGACGCACACATGCTTAAAACGTTGCGTAAGCCGTCCAAATTGCCTGGCCCTAGTGTCACTACTTTTACCGAGAAATTCATGGTAACGATGTTGTAGTTAAAGCAATCAAAACTGGGTGCGTCAATAAATACGCACGGTGGGTTGATTTTCTCAGGGTCAAACACCACACGCATGCCAGTAATGGTTGCAAGGGTTGTTGCCAAATCGTCTATCGACTCATTGAACAGGTCGGTGTAAACAGTCATTAGGCAACCGCAGGCCGTGGGATACCAGCCAGTTGTTTGATTAACGGCGACAGGCCTGACACGGTGGCGTTGCCCATATCGCTAAAACTTGCGAATTGGTCTATGGCGCCACGTTGTCTGTAAATCGAGCCGCCAAACATAATCGTTGCCAGCTCTACGTCACCGCTGGGGACCGTAGTCAAAGAGTCCGTATAGCCAGACTCTTGACGTCTACGAAATATGAAGTTGTTGGCGCTTGAAGCACACTGAGCCAAGAAAGCCGTTTCGTCAACACCAGCTAAAGAAATGCCTAGCCAGGTGCCTATTTGTGTGCCGGTCACCCAGGTGCAAGTTTCTGTGTAGGTCAGGGTGCCTTGCGGTATTGCAGCTGTGCGGTCAAGGTTGTCGCCTGCGTCATAAAACAACACCTGATTTGGTATCGGGTAGTTGTAATCAAATGTTAGATCGCCTGTACTGGTTACGCCCGTAAACAAGTATTCGGGTATGGCGTAAACATTGTGGGTACCGTTCAAACCGTGGCCTAAGCCAGCGAGCGTAAACGGTAAACCCAAATTCAGTTCGGGTTCTGTCAATGTTTGAACCACAGCGTAATCGTCTAAACGCTGGTGGAATATGACTTGATAAACAGCCATGGGCGGCTAACCGCCTTTCGACTAAGCCTGGGTGATCTTGCGAATCATGCTTGAGTTAGCTGCAAAAGTTGCTGCATAACCGAACATGCTCATAGTGCGTGAAATAGTGCTGGGGTTTTCAACCGAAAGCAGGCCACGGTCTTGGCGGTAAATTTCGTAGGCGTTGCTGTTGAAAATGACCATCGTCTTTGCGGCGAAGTTGTTGTCAACAACGATTTGCAAGCCAAGTGGGTTGGCGTTTTGGAAAGCGTTAATGCCACCGTTGCCGATTGCGTTAAACGCATTGAGGCCACCGCCCGTGTAACCAAAGATTGGTCGTTTCTGGTCGTCGGTGAGCTGCATCATCAAGCCCCAGGTCGTTGGGTCGACAGCGATATGGGTTGGCAAGAAGTTGGTGGCGGCAACCGTGGTGACTGCACAGTCATAAATTGACTTGAGCAAATCGGCCACGGTCAAGTCCCAAACACCATCGCTGGTTGCGGCGGTTACAAGGTTGTCGCAAGCAAAGTTGTCGATTGCTCGCAAGTACTGGCCAGCGAGGTCTTGCATGATGACTGCCATAGCGGCTGGGTCAGTGAAGTCCACCGTTTGGTATGACAAGGTGGTCGCACCGGCAAAACTTTTCTTTGTGACCGTATTCGAGGCAATCACTGAAGTGGTTGCTGACACGGCGTCAAGTTGTGCGGCCTGTTCTGCAACGGTTGGGTGGGTTGTCCAAGTTGGGCGAATAAACGTAGAACCGCTTCCGCCACCAGGCATGGCCCTTGTCCCCACGGCTGTCAAAAGCGGCGAGATGTAGTTAATATCCGCAAAAACGGGACCCAACAACGGCAATGGGACAATACCACTCACATTTGAAGAGACCACATCGCCAGCGGCGGCTTCAATCGGCGACTTGTGATAGGCGCGGTAATCTTCCCAAACTTTGTTGGCGTTAGCGGCTTCAATTCCACCCTTGTGGATTGCGGCCATGAATTCAAAAGCGTTAGGCAAACGTGGTTCACGCTTTGCTGTGGCAAAAATCGGTGCTGTAGGCACTACGGTTTCTTCAACAACTGCAGGGGTAATTTCCATTTTGGGTTCTTCCTTTGGTTCTTCGACTTGTGGCGCTTCCGCCGCTACTTGACTGATCGTAGCACCAGCGAAAGCAGGCGTGGGGACTAGCGACAGCTCTATCCATTCGGCAGCCAAAATGGTCATATTGCCTTCATCGTCATACTTAAATTCTGTGGGGTTGACGCCAACTGACACACTGTCAATTACACCGTCAGCTGCAAGCACTAAAGCCTCGTCACCGGCACGGGTTGACGATACTTTGGCTGTGAAATACATGGCTTCGGGACTGTCTACACGTTCGGCAACTAAGCCAACAGGCTGGGTGCTGTCGTGGTACATGTACAGGCGTGGGGCCTTACCGTCAACGGGCAAACTGCCTGGTGCGAACTGCACGGTGGTGCCATCGCTGACAGTGGCAAAAGTGTTGTAAGGCACCGCAATGCCTGTGATGGTTCGGCGTGCTTCACCGTCTGGGCCTGCAGCTTCAACAGCAAATGTGTTTGATGTAAAACGAATCATGTCGCTAGTTCCTCTTGTGTGTTTTCTTGTGGTTGTTGTTCTGGTTCGTACATTTCGGCACCTTCAGATTTTAGATAATCTTCGTAGTCCCATTTAACATAGGTGCCACGGGGCAGTTGCTGACTCAATGCGCTAGTAATCGCTTTGGCGTACATTGACAGGCCGAAAGTCCAAAGATCAGACTTGGCGCTATCGCTGTTTGTATATGCGTAACTACCTGTTGAAATACCCAATAAATACGGGGGTACATTGCACAAGTTAGCGATTTGCTTACTTTGATATTCGGCGGCGTCAATCAACAGCATTTTGTCTGGTGTTGCATTGGTTTCTGTGTACGTCAAAAATTCGTTTAGTGCAGCTGTCTGATTGCTGGCCCGTGCCTGGTTAAACGCTTCAGCCAACTGGGCAAGTTCAATCGCTGACAACGGTTCGCCACCAGTTTGCTTAAGTACGCCTGCAGGTATGGCGCTCGAAGCATTGCGATACCTGGCGTCTTCAAGTTTTAAGGCTGTCGCTATGGTTTGCTCGCTCATAAAGATCATGCCCTGGGTTGGGCTGTAAATCTGAACAACATCGGCTGGGTCAATAGCGCCACCGTTAAAATAGATTTCTTTTGATTTACCAAACCACACTGGACCGTTAGCGTCGGGCGTCGTAATACTGCCCTGGGGTAAACGGGTGGCGGACGCCATGTAACCGTCTTTTGTTCGACTTGTGATGTAAAGAAAGCAACGGCCAAAAAAGAAAAGGTCATCAAATACCCACGGAAACAAGAAGTTATTTGGCATTTCGGGGTCAAGTTGTTTTAGCCAAGAACGTGGCGCCAACGGCACCGATTCCATTTCTTCACCGTTCCAAATTTCGGTACACATCTTCAATTCCATGTTTGCCAGCACTGAAGCCATCAGGTCACGGCTTCGACTAATAGCGGCAACCGACATTGCACGGTTACGCATTAAGCCAGCCTGGTAAGACCACCAATCACCAATCAGGTTTGGGCCTGCAACTTGTGAACTGTAATAGGCGCCACCAACTGCAGCTGCTTGCACGGCAGGTTCAGGCTGTGGGCTAATTGCCGCTTTGTTCACTTTGCTACCGCTAAAGATTCCCATGGTCTGTTTTCCTATCGGGGGTGTGTCCCTGCCCTGCCCGACGCAGGGCAGGAACTATTGCAACAATAGCCTGATGAAAACTCACGGTGTCTTAGACACAGCAAACATAGGTTTGCCCACAATTTTAGGCCGTGACGATTCAGCAATAGCCCATGCCATGCACCGGCACAGCTCGATTGGGCCAGGCGACTTTTGGCTAGACAGAACGACACCGCCACCAGTTTTGGTTAGCACGGCACGGTTGACATGTTCAGCTAGTGCAAGTTCGCCACGGTGCCGTACTTTGCCTTCCACAATCATTTTTTGAATCAGGCCCGAATACTTCAACAGTTCGCCGTAACCGATGACGCTACTTCGACGTTCCAAATGTTTTGGCAAATGCAAATGCAAGGCTGGCGTAATGACCAGACTGGTGGCCGTGTCTGCCATGACCCGTTCTATTTCTTCCCACATTTGATCTTCGGTATCTACCATGAATTCGACACACACATGGGCTTTGGATTCAAGCACTGATGACCTGACGCCAACATAACGCCCGTCTGTCAGGTCGGTGTCAACAGCCAACACGCCACCAGGCGGCATAGGCACATCGGTTTTTTGTTTGTCCCAGACGCCAGGTTGTAGCCAGGCACCACGGGCAGAAACCCACATGTTCAAGTGCGCCCGTAGAAAACTGTCCTTTTTGCTGACTGCCCGTAACGCTTCAATGGTCACTGTTTGCCCCATCGCTGGGTTTGCCTGTACCCAGTTATTTTCGTTTCTAGGGTCACTGCCAG